CGCCCCCTCACTCTCGCACTCCCACGCGGTCATACTACTATCACGCGCCCCGCGCGTGGCGGGGGCAAAAAAGTCGGGGCGAAAAAAAGCCCGGCCGGGGCCGGGCGCTGTGGGCGGGTGCGGTTATGGGTAACGTAAACCAGTGGCCGGGTCGATCAAGCCAAAAACGGCACCCAGTTTAAGGTTTTTTAGTGCATCTTGAAGTTCGGATAGCATGAGCAGTCCGTCCGCATACTGCTGAATTTTGTCCATCACCACCGCATGCGCAGCATTTAGTTGGTCTTGTGTCATTTGATTATTCCTAATGAAAAGTCCCCCCATGGGGGGGACATAAGGTTTACTTGGCCAACACGGTTTCTTTGAAGCCGTCAAGACAGTCAACGCACAAGTCAACCAACTCAGCGGCGAATTCAGTCAGACCCAACAAGCGGGCTTGTGCCATCGCCTTGGACAATGTTTTGTCCAAGTCAGTGCGGCTTGTGCTTTGCACTGCGCCCGATGCCTTGGCACTGGTTTTGGCTTCGCCTTCGGACTTGTCTTTTTTGTTGTTGAGGTCACGCTGAAAAGGGATACCCTGCTCAAATGCAATCCAAAAAGCGGACTGATACGATGCGGCGCTTGACTTGGACACAAACCCGGCTTCGCAAATAGCGTCAAACATGGCCTTAATCTGGCCCCGTGCTGGATTAGTCTTAGCATTACCCTTCAAGAATTCGGCCTTCGGCTTGTCGCATGCGACAAACATGGCATCCAAAGCGGCTTGGATGGCCTTATCCTGAACGGCGCGCGCCTTGGCGATGGCCTTGGCTTCGCCTTCGAAGGACTTGATGACGGCAGAAATGAGGGATGAATTGATAACTGACATGATGTTTCCTTTAGGTTGTTCTGAATCGGAATTGATCCAGAACCATTAATGTATCTCACCAATAGGTAATTGTCAACCCCTTACCTATACTTCCAAGGTTAAATGTCTGGGGGCTTGACCCCACCGTACCCCCGGGGCCAACGCGGCTAACTGGGACTCCGCGCGTCCGCTTACGCTGAGTGTCGTATCCTCCACCACCCCTAAAAATCTAACCTATAGATAATTAATTCCCGCCGTACAGACACCACCCCCCTTCCCACAGGAAACACCCCCCATGCAAAAATAAAACACATGCCCAAAAAATTGCATATACAATCCGCACATCTTCAGGAGTGCGATTCCCTCCCATGTACCAGACAACCATCGACTACGATATCCCGCTTGCGGACTTCTCACCGACCTTCGAGTCGCTTGAGACCCGGGTAGCTGCCGCCATGGCTGCAATTGTGGACACGGACAGCCTGCCAAACCCTGCAGATGTCAACGAAGACGACAAAGATTTGGCCCGGGCCATCTTTACTGGCCAGCAACTGGCTTCCGACCAAGACCTCTCCTCACCTCCGGTGGTGGTTTACCTGCAATCGCTCCTGAATGAGTACGACAAGATCGTGATCAAGTCGGCTGCGCAGCTCAGAACCTACGTAACAAACAAACTGCTGGCCGAAACGGCCAATGCTGACCCCCGGATTCGCCTGAAATCGCTGGAATTGCTCGGAAAAGTGTCAGACGTAGGGCTGTTCACCGACAAAACCGAGATTACGATGCGCCATCGGCCGACAGAAGAGCTTGAACAGCTGCTGCGCGAGCGTTTGACCAAGGTAATTGAGGCTGAAGTGACGCCAATTACGCGCCCAGCGCCTGTGCAAATCTCCGTTGACGACGTAGAGACACACTAACCGGCCAAAAATATGCAGCTAACGCCCGAAATCGTCGAAAAACTGCTGAAAAGCATGCCTCACAACGAGGCTGCAGAGCTTTTGGCCATGTTTGACGAGCTTGAAGAGCGAAAAGCTGTGCAAGCCGCGCGCGACGACTTCCTTGCGTTCATTGCAGCGGTCGACAAAGCCTACAAATTCGGCACCCACCTGAAAAGGCTGGGTTCTCTCCTGATGGATGTGGAGGAGAACATCAAAAACCGCATTGCCGTGAGTATGGCTCCGCGTATGGGCAAGTCCCAGATGATCTCCATCTACTACCCCGCTTGGTACCTCGGCCGGCACCCGGACCACAAGGTGATCGTGGCTTCGCACACTGCCGATCTGGCGGTCGTAATGGCGCGCAAAGTGCGAAACCTGATCCAGTCCGCTGAATACGCCCGTATTTTTCCCGGCACGAAGATTGCAAGTGACGCTAAGGCGGCTGCCCAGTGGAACACCACTGCCGGCGGTGAATACTTTGCAATCGGTGTGGGCGGCGCGTTGGCCGGCCGAGGTGCCCACCTCATCATTGCTGACGATCCGCTGTCCGAGCAGGACATCAAGGCGGGTAACACCAACTCGCTGGACAACGCCTACGAATGGTTCAGTGCTGGTCTGCGAACGCGTTTGATGCCGGACGGGAAAATCTGCGTGCTGCACACGCGCTGGCACCAGCGGGACCTGATCGGCCGGCTGCTCAAAGACTCTGCCATGAACGAGGGCGGCGACAGCTACGAGGCGTTTGAGTTCCCTGCCATCTTGAACGAGGGCACCGAGAACGAGAAGTCGATCTGGCCGGAGCAGTGGTCGCTTGAATCGCTCCAACAAACGCGTGCCTCCATGCACCACATCATGTGGCAGTGGTATGCGCAGTACCAGCAGAACCCCACTGCAGCCGAAGCTGCGATCATCAAGCGAGACTGGATAAAGTGGTGGAAAAAAGAGGACCCGCCCAAGGTGGATTTCATTGTGCAGTCCTTCGATACGGCACTCACCACCAAGCAGCGCTCAGACTATTCCGTGTGCCACACATGGGGTACGTTCTTGAACGAAGAAGACAACACCCAAAACGTCATCCTGCTCAACAAGGTCAAGGGTAAGTACGAGTTTCCAGAGCTCAAGGTCATGGCCCACGATCAGTTTGAAGAGTGGCAGCCCGACAGTGTGATTGTGGAAGCCAAGGCCAGTGGCCAGCCGCTGATTGACGAGATGCGCAGGTCCGGCATATTTGTGCAGGACTTCAGCCCGGGCAAGGGGCAGGACAAGATTGCTAGGCTCAACGCGGTGGCGGACATGTTTGCCTCTGGCCACGTATGGTTCCCGGAGACGGCGTGGGCGTCGCAGACCGTTGAGGAGATTTTGGCGTTCCCGTCCGGCGAGCACGACGACGAGGTTGATACCATGACGTTGGCTTTGCAGCGCGTTCGTAAGGGTGGGCTGTTGCAGCTTCGCACCGACCACAGCGATAATGAGTTTTTTCCCCGGTCGCGCCGGGCAGCGTACTACTAAGGAATTTTTATGGCTTCGAACAGCATGACCCCCTCCCTTTCGTCGGCCCCCTTGGGCTTGGGCGCAGAGGACATTGACTTTACCGACATCGTGCAGGACGACACCCCTGCAATCGAAATTGAGATTGACAACCCCGACGACGTAACCATCGGCATCGACGGGCTGGAGATCGACCTGATGCCGGGCGAAGAGAGTAAAAAGGCTGAGAAGCACGGCGACAACTTGGCTGAGTTCATGAGCGAGGGCGACTTAGCGTCTTTGGCTGGCGATCTGCTGGAGCTGGTGGATGCCGACATCACGTCGCGCAAAGACTGGGTGGACATGTATGTCCGGGGCCTTGAGGTGCTGGGCATGAAGTATGAAGACCGCACCGAGCCATGGGAGGGCGCATGCGGGGTGTACTCCACGGTGCTGACCGAGGCAGCCATCCGATTCCAGAGCGAGACGATCATTGAGACGTTCCCCGCTGCGGGCCCAGTCAAGACCGAGATCATCGGTGCCATCGACAAGCTCAAGGAAGAAGCGGCCGAGCGCGTGCGCGACGACATGAACTACGAGCTGACCGAGGGCATGCCTGAGTATCGCCCTGAGCACGAGCGCATGCTGTACAACTTGGGTTTGGCCGGCGCTGCGTTCAAGAAGGTGTACAAGGACCCGTCGCTGGGCCGTCAGACTTCCATCTTCGTTGGCGCTGAAGATATCATCATCCCCTACGGCGCAAGCAACTTGCTCACTGCGGAGCGGGTCACGCACATGATGCGCAAGACCAAGAACGACATCCGCAAGCTGCAGGTGGCAGGGTTTTACCGCGATGTTGAGCTGGGTGAGCCAGTCACGTTCCACACCGACATCGAGAAGAAGAAGGCTGAGGACCAAGGGTATTCCCTGACGGACGACGACCGCTACCAGATTCTGGAGATTTGCGTCGACCACGACATGCCCGGCTATGAGGACGAGGATGGCATTGCCCTCCCCTACGTGGTCACCATCGACCGTTCTACGCAAGAAGTGCTGTCCGTCTACCGTAACTGGGACGAGGACGACGAGCTTAAACAGAAAAACCAGCACTTCGTGCAGTACACATACGTGCCCGGGTTCGGCGTGTATGGCCTTGGCTTGATCCACATCATCGGCGGTTACGCCCGCGCGGGCACGTCCCTGATCCGTCAGTTGGTAGATGCCGGTACGCTGAGTAACCTGCCCGGTGGCTTGAAGTCCCGTGGTCTGCGCATCAAAGGCGACGACACTCCGATTGCGCCCGGCGAGTTCCGTGACGTGGATGTGCCGTCCGGCACTGTGCGCGACAACATCATGGCGCTGCCGTACAAAGAGCCAAGCCAAGTGCTGATGGCTCTGCTGAACCAGATCACCGACGAAGCCCGTCGCCTTGGTTCCGTGGCAGACATGAAGGTCAGCGACATGAGCGCCAACGCGCCGGTCGGCACCACACTGGCTATTCTTGAGCGTCAACTCAAAACCATGTCGGCCGTGCAGGCGCGGGTCCACTACAGCATGAAAGAGGAGTTCAAGCTCCTCAAGCGCATCATCCGCGACAATACTCCCGGGGAGTACAGCTACGTGCCGGTGGGCGGTAACCCCAAAGCCAAGCGCGGCGACTATGACTTGGTCAACGTGATCCCGGTGTCTGACCCCAACAGCGCGACCATGGCGCAGCGGATCATGCAGTACCAAGCTGCGATTCAGTTGGCCCAAGGGGCTCCGCAGATTTACGATCTGCCGCAGTTGCACCGCCAGATGTTGGAAGTGCTGGGCATCAAGGGCGCAGACAAGCTGGTGCCGATTGACGACGACATGAAGCCGCGCGACCCTGTGTCAGAGAACATGGCCATCCTGACGGGCAAGCCGGTTAAGGCGTTCCTGTACCAAGACCACGACGCGCACATCGCAGTTCACACCGCCATGATGCAGGACCCCAAGGTGATGGGTCAGATTGGCCAGAACCCACAGGCGCAGGCTATGCAGGCTGCTCTCATGGCTCACGTTGCCGAGCACGTTGCGTTTCAGTACCGCTCGCAAATTCAAGACCGCCTTGGCGCTACGCTGCCAGAGCCGAACGCAGAGATTCCAAAAGAACTCGAAGTCCAGTTGTCGAGGGTTGTGGCTCAGGCCGCAGCGCAGTTGCTCAAGATCAACCAAGGCGAGGCCGCTCAGGCAAAAGCCCAAATGCAGGCGCAGGACCCGATTGTGCAGATGCAGCAGGCCGAGCTGCAGATCAAGAAACAAGAAGCCGACATCAAGGCACTCAAGGTCAAGGGCGACCTGCAGATCAAGGCAGAAGAACTCAGCCTCAAGGCGCAAGAGCAGGCATCCAAAGGTGGCGAAGACCCAATGATGGCTGCACAACGCCTTCAGATGGAAATCGCACAAGCTCAAGAGCTGCACGGCATGGAGATGGCGGCTAAGCGAATGGAGCTCGAACAGGCGCAACAGCAACAGCAGCAGGCCATGATGCTGCAGCAGCAACAAGCGCAGCAGAAGATGGCGCACGGTGGAGAGGTCCACGCGCAAAAGCTGGCCCACGGCGGGCAGGTCCACCACCAGAAACTTAGCCACGCTGAGATGCAGGCAGAGCTTGCAGCGCAGGTGGCACGCAGCCAACCTCCGAGCAGAAACGAATGATCCCACACACGCCAACTCCCACGTTGGCCATGTTGTCCCCCGACATGGCCTTCTACGAAGACTTTTTGACGGAGACCGAGTGCGCTCTGCTGCTTTGGGTTGCCTCCGATAAGCTGCAGCAGTCCCGAGTTATGGACAACGAGACCGGAAAGTACAAAACGTCGCCTGCGCGTACCAGCTCGGGTACGTATTTCAAGGTTGGCGAGAACGAAATTGTGGCCCGGATTGAGCAGAAAATCAGCGCTGCGACGGGGTATCCGATAGAAAACGGCGAGGGGTTGCAGATTCTGCGGTACGAGGTCGGGCAGGAGTACAAGCCCCACTTTGATTATTTCAACCCGAACGGGGTGGGGATGGACAAGCAGTTGGCCAACAACCGCGTTTGCACGGTGTTGATGTACTTAAACACACCCGATGATGGCGGCGAGACGACATTTCCAGACGCAGGCATTGCGGTCGTACCAAAGCGAGGTAATGCAGTTCGGTTTACCTACAACACCCCAACGCCAGACACCAAGACGTTGCACGGCAGCGTGCCGGTGCGCCAAGGTGTTAAATGGGTGGCCACTAAATGGATTCATAGAGAGGCTTACAGATGAGCAACACGGTAATGGACCTCCTTCAGAAAAAACTGAAGGAGCAGGAAGACAGTCATATTCAAGCTTTGGCAGGGGGCGCGGTCGTTGACTACGCTGCCTACCGGGAGTTGTGCGGAGTGATCCGAGGTCTGCAGACCGCACAGCGTGAAATTGCCGACCTCGTGCGTAGACTGAAAGAAAATGACGATGACTAACTTTGACGTCCAAGCGGTGGATTTGTCGAGCGTTCTTAACGTGCCTGTTGAGGAAAAAGCCAAGCAGATTCCCGACCCGGTGACCTACCACCTTCTGTGCATGCTCCCAGAAGCCAAAGAAGAGTACGAGGGCGGCTTGCTCAAAGCCAGCCAGACCATGCAATACGAAGAGCTTCTGTCTCCTGTATTGTTTGTGGCCAAAATGGGCCCCGACGCCTTTAAAGACGAGAAGCGTTTCCCCAGCGGCGCAAGCTGTAAGGTGGGCGATTTTGTGCTGGTGCGCCCCAACAGTGGTACCCGCATGAAAATCCATGGAACCGAATGGCGTCTGATCAATGACGACTCCGTTGAGGCTGTTGTGCAAGACCCTCGCGGCATTCAACGTCCATAAGGAGTAAGTCATGGAAAAAACAGAATTTGAATTTCCCGACGAGGCCGAGGAAAAAAACCCACGAGCCGGCGGACGCGTAGTGGAAACCGAGATCGAAGTCGTTGACGACACCCCAGAGGATGACCGTGGCCGCAAGCCCATGGAAGACGCGCCAAAAGATGTCACCGATGAAGAGCTGTCTAAATACGACGAGTCCGTTCAGAAGCGGATCAAGCACTTTAGCAAGGGCTACCACGAAGAGCGCCGGGCCAAAGAGACGGCGCTGCGCGAACGTGAGGAGGCACTTCGCTTGGCGCAAAACGTCGTTGAAGAGAATAAAAAGCTGAAAGGCTCCTTATCTCAAGGGCAGAATGCGCTGCTTGAGCAGGCCAAAAAGAATATTGCCAACGAAGCTGAAAGAGCTCGGGCAAAATACAAATTGGCGTATGAGTCCGGTGATTCTGACCGGCTTTTAGCGGCGCAAGAAGAGTTGACTGCGGTAAAACTTAAAGCCGACCGCATCAATAATTTCAAACCTGCCCCTTTACAAACTACCGATGTTGATGTAAAAACTACGCAACAGGTCAACCAAGTCCAAAAAGTGGACCCCGAATTGGCAAGTTGGCAAGACCGCAATACGTGGTTTGGCCCTAACAAGCGGATGACAGCGTACGCGCTGGGGGTTCATGAGGATTTGATTGCTGATGGAATTCCTGCAGGAAGCAAAGAGTACTACCGACGTATTGATGCCGAAATGCAGGAAAGATTCTCAGACGTATTTGGGTCTGAGAAAACGGGGGATGCGCAAACTTCCTCGGCCAAAAGAACAAACGTCGTCGCACCGGCAACACGTAGTACTGCTCCCCGAAAGGTCGTACTTACCAAAACGCAGGTCGAAATCGCCAAGCGGCTCGGGGTTCCTTTGGAACTCTATGCTCGTAAGGTTGCGGAAGAAATGAGGAAATAAAAATGGCTGAACAAATTCGTGATAAACGTGCTCTTGATACCCGTGAAGCATCTACTCGCCCAGCGAAGTGGATGCCGCCCCAACTTCTGCCAGACCCCACACCGGAGCCGGGCTATGCGTTCCATTGGGTGCGGATCAGTACGTTGAACAAAGAAGATGCAACCAATATTTCCGCAAAACTTCGCGAAGGTTGGGAACCCGTCAAGGCTTCTGACCACCCTGAGATTCGACTCTTTGGCACCGACGACAAACGGTTCCCAGATTCGGTTCAAATTGGTGGCCTGCTGCTTTGCAAAACACCTGTGGAGTTTGTTGACCAGCGGAACGCGTATTACAGCCAACAAGCTGAATCGCAGATGCAGTCAGTGGACAACACGTACATGCGCGAAAATGACCCACGGATGCCTATGTTCAAAGAACGCAGCACCAAAGTCACTTTCGGTAAAGGTATTTAAACTTTTTAAGGAGTCCTAAATGGCTTACCCCGTAATCTCGGCCCCTTATGGCCTTAAGCCGATCAATTTGATCGGTGGGCAAGTTTTCGCGGGTTCTACTCGCAGCTTGCCAATTCAGTACGGCTATGCCACGAACATCTTCTATGGTGATTTCGTGGTGTTGTCGCGTGGTTCCATTACCCGCGCAGCCGTTTCGACTGGTACTGGTGTAAACCAAGTGACCGGTATCTTCTTGGGCGTGAGTTTCACCAACCCAGTAACCAAGCAAAAGCAATTCCAGCAGTTCTGGCCCGCAGGCACGCTTGCTGGCGATGCTGAAGCTATCGTGTGTGACGACCCTGACACCGTCTTCAAAGCCGTGGTGTGCTCCGCTACCACTGCTGTGGCTTCTGGTGGTTTGGCAATGGTTGGTACCAACCTTTCGATGATTGACAACACTGGTAACATCAACACTGGTAACTCCGCAAACGCTGTGTTGGCTCCGTCCGACACTCCTGTTTCCACGATCCTGCCGGTTCGTTGCGTTGGTGTTGTGCCCGATACTTCTTATAGCTTCTCGGCTACAGGCAGTTCGTCCAGCACCACCATCACCTTGACTGGTGCTGGTTCACCTCAAGCCATCCCCGTGGGCACAAGCGTTGGTTATTTGGCCGCTAACGGTCAACTGATTAACACTGGTTCGTTTGTTGATACTGCTGCAAGCGCTGGCGCTACCAGCGTTACGCTGAACGCAGCAATCGCAGTCCCCGGTTCAGTGACCGCCATCCCATCTTCTTCAACTGTTGTCTTTACAGTTTACCCAGAAATTCTGGTGAAGGTGAACCTGCTTGTGCATGGCTACTACAGCTCTGCCACAGCTTAATAAGGAGTAAATCATGGCTATTTCACGCGCACAACTGCTCAAAGAATTGCTTCCCGGCCTGAACGCTTTGTTCGGTTTGGAGTATGCACGCTACGGCGAAGAGCACAAGGAAATCTACGAGACCGAAACATCGGAGCGTAGCTTTGAAGAAGAAACCAAGCTGTCGGGCTTCTCCGCTGCTCCCGTCAAGGCCGAAGGCTCCGCCATCGCTTATGACAACGCACAAGAAGCATGGACCGCTCGGTACAACCACGAAACCATCGCAATGGGCTTTTCCATCACGGAAGAGGCAGTGGAAGACAACTTGTATGACTCGTTGTCC